CAGATGCAATGGTTTCAGGAACTAACATGAGTCTTGGCAATACTGGGTCAGGTGCATTCAGTGGTGCAAACCGAAATGTAGCAGTTGGTGATACTGCACTCGATGCAGTCACTTCCGGTGATGACAATGTAGGATTTGGAAGTGGTGCTGGAACGGCAGTCAATACAGGTTCGATGGGAGTCTATATTGGAACTAATGCTGGTAAGTTAATCACCGATGGTGGGCAGACAGTTGCGATAGGCTACCATGCACTTGACGCATCGACTGGTTCTCTAAACAATGTCGCAATTGGAATCAATGCGGCAGGGGCGTTGGGAACGAGATACAACTGCACAGTAGTAGGTGCTGGAGTTGCTCAAGCGGCGACTGGTGGCGACCTAACTTTGTATGGTTCTGAAACTGGGTATTCAAGCACATCTTCCACACTGACTGCTTTCGGAGCCCAGTCGATGTATCGAAGCACAGGTAGTAGGAACACAGGGTTAGGATATCGAGCAGGTCAGAATCTAACAAGTGCTGACGATAGCCTGTTTGTCGGTTATGAAACAGGTCAGGGTGTATTCGGAGCCCACCAAACAGGACACAGAAACATAGGAGTTGGCAATTACTCACTCAAGACATTAACAACAGGATTCGACAACATCGCTCTCGGACATGAGGCAAACAAAATCGTGACCACAGGAGCGAGAAACATCGCCATCGGAAACTATGCACTCGACAACGCTGATGCTGAGAACGACAACATAGGAATTGGGTATGCGGCGTTGGGTGGAACCATTGATGGTGGAGAGTCGAATGTAGCAGTCGGAAACTATGCAGGGGATGCTCTTACAACTGCTGATGGTTCAACACTTGTAGGACACAAGGCTGGTAGTGGAATCACCACAGGAAACAAGAATACGCTGGTCGGATTTGAGGCTGGTCGTGGAGTCACAACTGGTCTTGGAAATGTCATTATCGGAGCAGACCAAACATCGGTCACAGAAGGTAATTACAATGTCATAGTTGGATATCAAACCGCAGGTCATATCACGACAGGTAGGGGTAAGGTAATCATCGGGAACGATGGTGGTTCAGGAACCACTAACGACAACAACAGAGAGTTGATGATTTCCAACTTCGATGGAACAGGAAGAACGAGATGGATTCATGGAACATCAACAGGTGTTATCACATTCAATGAAGCATACTCATTCCCAGCATCAGATGGAACATCAGGTCAAGTCCTGAAAACTGATGGAAGCGGAACTCTGACTTTTGGAGATGCAGGTGGTGGTGCAACATTCAATCCATTGGTATTCAAGAACAGTGGAAATAGCACTGCAACAAGTAATACATTCTTGCCAACAATACCCACAGTTGGAACCAACTCATTCAATGCATCGAATCCGTTTTACTGGGCTCAGAAGATTCACATGGTTCCATTTTACAGTGGGTCAGGTGGAACCCTCAACAGAATCAAACTTCACGCAACAAATGACTTGCCAACTTCGGGAACTGATGAATGGAGCATCTGTCTATACGAAGCAGACGCACAGGGATGGCCCAAGACAAAGATATCCACACCTTACCAATGGGTTCCAACAAGTGCTTGGGCAACTACATTGGCAACCATCTATGCAAATGATGGAAGCAGTCAGATAACCCTCGATGCAAATACATGGTATTGGCTTGGTTATCTCAATGCATCATCAACGAATGGTGATGGTGTGACGATGGGAATAGTTTCTGCACAGAGAGTAATGCCATTGCAATTCGCTGGAACCATCAATTACAACAATCATCTTTACTGGAACGAGGGAAGTCAAACATCCTTCCCATCGACCTTTACCGTGTCGAGTGCAACACAAAGATGGCAACCCTCTCAAACGAATGATGTGCCAAGAATCGCATTTGATTATTCGATAATTAGTGGAAGTTCAAACTGGGCGTGATGAATATGGTTGAATGGTTTATGCAAGAGGAAGATGATGGAAAAGGAAATGTGACTCGGACAAGGGTTCTATCAGAAGATGAGGCGAGAGATATGCTTAGGATGATTAGGACACCACTGTTAGAAGAAACCGACCTATGGATGATGGTTGATAGATACAATGCTCTCAGTGCAGAAAGGCAAACAGAACTCACAACCTACCGACAAGCATTGAGGGATGCCCCGCAGAGTGCTGACCCATTCAATCCCGACTTTCCTACCAAACCGTCTTGGATGGTGTGAGATACACAAATAAACCACATTACAGAGGATTCGACATCATGGCTCTAAAACTCCCCTATGAAACGAACTTTGGCCTGACCTGTTCTGATGCTTACTGGAGAATCAAAAGATGTCAAGTCGATATCATTTGGACAACTCCTGACCCCGATGATGAAGATAGTGTTTCAGTGAAGCAGTATTTCGTTAGTGGTGACATTGAAACATGGGTGACTAAAGCAGACTGCGATTCAGGTAAATCTCCGATTGGTGGTGGAACTTACAGAATGCCTTTGGATATGGAAGCAACAGACCTATCCAATGTCGTTGCTGAATCATACAAATGGCTCAAGACACAACCTACATTTACAGATGCGGTTGATGCTTGATTGACGAATCAATCAAATACCGGACTTAGTGGTGAATATACAATGTCTGACGAAGCCCCCAAAGATGACACAGAAATGCTAACCGATGCCCAACTACTTTCGTTGGTTGCTGGAGATAGATTGGTGTATATCCAATTGCTTGAAACTTTCAAGAATGATGTGACCAATTTGATTCTCGGACTCAACAACAAACTGTCCGAAGTCAATCAACAAATCCAACTAAGGAACCAAGCACTTGTCGATGGTGGCAAGGCTATGTTCGTTGAGCAAGAAGCACAGGCTGATGAAGAAGAATGAGTGAAGGCAAGAGATACTGGAATCTATCATCCGACATAGGGGATGAGAACTCTTGTATCACTACGCTTCTATACCCATGAACTTTGCAAATGCAGGGCGACTTTCCATTCTGTATTGTATGTGAGATTTAACTCCAATCTTCCTAACCTGAATACCAGTAGTCATGCGACAGAGTTGAGCGAGTTGAGCCTTGTTGTGAAAACTCCATCCGTGATGGATGAACTGTTCCTTAATTTCATCAATGGATTTCCATTCTCCGTCAGCCAATACAGTAGCAATTCTCATTCTTACGAGATGGTTTCTGCGAGCCATTTCGGGTATTACATTGAGGCAAGTGGTTATTGTGTATTTTGTTTTCTTGATAGTCGTGGTCAAAACTCAGATAAGCCCTCAACTGATGGAGCGATATAGTGGTTGATTGCAGGGCTTATCTGAACTTCCTTGACCGAGTTCAGCATCATGAAATAGACCTCATTATGCAGGTTTCTGTAAAGAGTTTCCATGACCCCATTGAGATTCGTGACTACTTCGGAAGTCGTGTTGTTTGTTTCCATTCAGATAATTGGTCAGGTATCAATACAACCACACTCGATGTAAAACTCAGACCTGAGCAGAATATCAGATTCGTGGATATGGATTGCACTGAGGTTCAGATGGATTCGTGGTGGGAAGAAAACGAAGGTGTCGATATCGACACGCTACTTCTCGGTGTGGATGGTGCAGAAAAAAATCTTGCAGTTCTGAAATCACTCGGACATCTTCTGAATAAAATAGAATACATCATCGTGTCAATCAATCCAACAGAGGGTTGGTATTCTAAGTTCGACCAACTACTCTCGCAATGGGATTTTGAAGGCATAGATTTGGAAAGTTATTCAGGTCGATTTCAGATGGCTCTTTTCCGAAAGACAATGAAAGTTAAGCAACACTAATGAACCCCGATTTCTCCTTCAAAGATTCCCGCTTTGGAGTCGGTCAATATGTTGGAATCAGATGCACCCATTGTAGTCGAAACGCTCGTTGATTCTATGACTATGGAATGTCCATATTGCAGAGATACGATTCTCAGATATGACTTGAGGCATCATCATTTCTTATGGGAATGTTTTGCCTACCCCGATGCAAAGCGAAGAATGTATTTTGATATGCTACATCGTAAGAAGATGAACCATTCATAACGGTGGGAATAATACAATCTCACTATGGCGAAAGGTAGCAATCATTTCGATATCCTCGCCATTGAGGATATTGAGTTAGCAGAAGCGATTGAAGATTTTGAGAATGCAGGTAAATCATATCCCGAAATAGTATCGTGGGAAATCAAACGATTCGTTGAAGCACATTTGTTTCAAGACCCGAACCATCATCAGATTCAAGAGGACATAATCAGAGCAGAAGAACTACTGCAACAGATGCTATCGGTCACTGAAAATAACGAGAGGCAAAGTGAGTTCAAATCAGATTTGATTCGCAAGACTTTCCAAAACATCGAACCATCTCTTTCTTTGGTTGAGAAGATACTGGACAGAGCCAAGCGTGAGATGAACATGGGTGATGCCTGATGGCTCGGAGAGATAACGCTCAACGGGATAAGGTCATCTTCGATTTCATCTCATTGAATCAACCATGTTCATCTCAACAAATACTGACTGGTGCAAGGTTCGCAAATGGTCGTTCATTGAAGCAACACAAACGCCTGAACCTGAGCATCGCAGAACTCAATCCACTATTGCGTAGGAACCCGAAATACATCGGTCACAAGGAAGGTAGTAGTTGGCTATGGAGAGTGAGAAGATGAAGCAGTGTAGCGGCATCAATTGTAGTGACGAGATATACAAGGCTGGACTCTGCTACGAACACTATCGGAAATACATTCATCACCAGTTAAACGGTGCATGGACTGCGGAGCGTGTCGGCAATGAATGAGGGAGAACTTACAGATGTTCTGAGAGCATCTTTGAATGCATATCAGACTGGAGATTTGAATGAGGCATCTAAGCAACTCAATCGGGTTCATGTCGAAGTGTATGAATCATCAAAACAGTTCCATGATTTGCAACCAGTGGATGCCGTATCTGTTCTCTCAGTCGTCAGGATGGATTATCCCAAAGTGATAGACAAGGGAGAGGATAATTGGAATCGAGCATTCACTGAAACACTCAGAGCAATCAGGGAACTTTGTGAAGAATATCTTAGTAAGATTTGATATTGAGAAATACAAATCATTGATAACGGTGGGAGAATCAGTTTAGGCTCAAAGAGGAACGAGAACATGGCTAACAAGGCGAGAATGAGGACATACAGAATGGAAATAACAATGGATGCATACGATAAGAGAGAGTTTGCAGATGTGGTTAGACATCACATAACAAAAAAGGATTTGATTAGCCACATCAGTCCACTCAAGGACTTTGAGGATGTGGTTGCTGAGAACGACTTACTAAAGTTCATTCTCGCCATCAACAAAATACCACTGACTGACGAAGTGATTGCGGATGCAAAAGAAGCATTGGAGAGAATCAACAAGGAGATGATTGATTGAGTGGAAATGTATGGAAAAACAGGTTCGTGTATTGGTATGCTGGAGAGCATGATGTGATTGATGGAGTGACTCATTACATTCCTTCAATTGTGTTTGAGAATCAGGCAGGTCATAATCCATGTCGAGGACAGGGAGAAGGGGCATTGCCTTACTACTGGGGAACGACACCTGACGAGTGCAAGAAATACTGTGACCTCGCAAATGAAAGATTAGGGATATCAGAAGGAGAAGCAATGTTGATTGTAGCCAGTAGCATGAGGGCTGGGAAGGTGAGAGCATGATTGGAAGATGGAAGAAAAAATCGGAACCAAAAAACATACAACAACTTCTCAAGAATACTTCATACGAAAAAGAAATTGGAATCAACACACAAGTTCCATATTCCGAAATAGTCGGAACATACGGAAATGGAAAACTCGATGTTGATTATACTACATTGAAACAACTCTTTGGTAAGCCAGTAAGAGATAGTAAAAATGGCAAAGGTTCTAAGGTTCGCAAACAGTGGGTGTTCTCGATTGATGGTGTTGTCTGCACTGTCTATGATTGGAAGCAAGGCTACGACTATACAAGACCGAAAGGTGGGCTTGCTTTGAGAGATACTGAATGGACTGTTGGCGGTTCTCATCCTATCTGCAAAAGACTGGTTCAAGGTGTGATTGATTCATACAGAATTAGGGGTGAGTGAATGAGTGAGAAATGTTGCTTTTGTGAGAAGCCATTTGTGAAGCCTGACTTCGGTTGTAATCCATATCCACTTGCTGATGCTGGGAGATGTTGTAATTTCTGTGATAGCGTTTTGGTGAATACTGCTCGTCTGCTTCCTCAATTTGTTGGGAGTTCTCAATCTCCCAAAATAGTCGGTCTAATGAAATCAATGGTTTGGGCTCACAAGGAAGCAGAGAAAATGAAGAAGGAGTTGATGCAGAATGTATGATGAATATGATGACAATGAGGTTGTCTTGGGGCAGATTGGAAATGCATTGAAAGAGTTTGAACACCACTACAATAAGGGAACGATTGATGACGATACTGTGATTATGCTACTCAATAAACTCGGTGAAGATATCGTGACCAAGTTGGGTGATGAATACGAAGTCATCATAGAGGATGAACCTGAGAAGTTGAGATGTGAATGGAAGGGAACTCAGAAAGCATCTGAGGAATGCACAGGAAAGAACTTGACTTCATTCTATCATCATGGTGAAACACGATTGATGACTCTATGCAATCATTGCAGAGAGAAAGTAATCATCGAGAGATTTTCAAAGACCGGAGAACAGAACATTCGGTCTTTCGATATGTGAGGTGAGAACATGAAAAAGCCGTCAGAACAGTGGTCAAAGTTTGGAAAGAAAAGACTGGAATATGAAGCGAAAGGAAACAAGATATGGGTCGAAGTAAAGACTGACGATAATTGTATGTGGCAACTGAAAGGCAGAGTGTGGGAGAAGGAACCAACACTCGATGAGATTCAAGATGTCGTTGGTGGCTATTACGAAATAATCCACGCTTGGATGCTTCCGAAAGGTATCGACAAAATGTTAGTCAATGAAGAAGGGGCAATCAGAAAACTTCCCCCCAATGAACTCGCAACACGAAACACAACTTCGGCAAACCCAAATCACATTCGTGGAAATGTGATAATGAAGATTGACGAATACATGATTAGAAAAGAATACTGGTTGCAATAATCAATTGAACCACGCCTTCTCGATTATCTCTGATGACGAATGACGAGAGGCGTAGGCTCAGACGATTCCTTAGAATCAAATATCCTGATGCTACCAAAGCAGATGTCGGTAGCGTCAGAACCAATCGGATGATTCACTTTGTCGTGTGGACACGGCAGGGTGAGAGATATGCATTCGGTTGCCTCTCAACTCAGTCACAAGAATACCTGAGTTCAGCGAGGCGTAATCAGTTGGGCTTGAGCAAGGCGGAGCATCTTGTCGAGGCAACTTGCAGAATCGAGAATGTTAGTTGCAGACTTTGCATTCTGAAAATCCAATTGGAACTGGCAGATGAATAATTGCGTATCGACTTCGACACGGCTCAGTCCGGTTTCGACACGGAGTTTTCGGAGTGCATTCAGAACGGCAAAATCATTGGTTTTCAGAAAATAGTCAGATTCGTAAGTATGATAAGCAACGGCCTGTTGGCTCAGAGTGCGAACACAACACGCAAACACGGAGATGAAAAGAATGGATGAATACCTACAAGCAGAAGGAAGAAGGCTTTGGAATGAGGGCTACAACATGACCTATGTTGGCTTCAATCAACCAAAGCGACCAACGACAGTAAAGGATGTTAGGAACTGGCTGAATGAGAACTGGACATACGGAAACGAATGGGCTGGATTCCCTGAGAATGAAATGAATGCATACTATCATGGCAACAAGAAGTTGGCTTACCTATGGTATTGGTTTGACCAAACCGGAACCATGTTCCCAACACCTGAGTGAATATCAGAAAACAATGGAGAATGAAAACGGGGGTGCAATGAGATAGGAAACAATACCAATCAAACTGGGGGGTCGTCTGATGACGGCTCCCCTTTTTTTAATTTCAATTTTCAGGGCTGAACATCTTCTCAGTCAATAACCAAAAGTTGTCGTATCGGTTTGGGATTTCTCTTACAGGCCAAGTCAGTCTGTGTCGATATCGACAGGACATTCTCAATAACCATCTTTGATTGAGTTTGAATCGCAGGGGATTGGAACAAGAAGTTCGGGGGAGAAAAGAACAATTCCAATCAGCATGGTTCACCTATCCTTCTTCCTACCATGCACCCTGCACCTTACGAATATCAATAGAAGCCCATAGAGAGCATGGAATATCTCGGTGCTACCCTGAGCCCTCAGAACGATTGCGTGGCCTGTATGAGCCTCTATTGATACGAATATGACTAATTCCATTCCTACCAACATACGGGATATTCAAGAACCAGCCAACATCCTGACGAACTGCGGAGCGAGTTGAGGATGAATGCAAGACAAATAGATGAGTGGTCAGATGACCACATTGGTAGTTTAGGATTAGTGAGAACGATAGTAGGATTTCTCAATCTGATAGTTGGTGTTGTAATCATGGCGAAAGTATTCGGGTGGGTAGCATGAGTCTGATATCATATTTCGTAGGCAAGGGAGAACGGCGAGAAGTTAGATTGTGTGGAACAGTCAAGAGAGCAGATGGAACCATCGAGCAGAACTCTGTATTCCAGTCATCAGATATTCGATTGGCTTCTTGGGTCAGGGAGCAGATGATGATGATGGATGATATGGTGGTTGTGAAAATCTATCTGCTCGACTCAGCAGATGACGATATGTGGAAGTTGATTTCGATTGGAGAGTTCAATGAGTTGCTACGACAATTCCGCAATTCCGAACACTCTGACTTCCAACCTTAATTCCTGATTTGACCGCTTGATTCGTTGGTTGCAGGGCTTACCTTAAGACGGTGGGAACGGTCGATGTTTCAATGGTAAAGCCAATCAAGGGAAGGCGAAGAAGTGGAAAGAGATACGCCCCTCGTTTGGTGAAACAAATTATCGAATACTTAGGCACTGATGGAGAGGCAACTTCACAGGAGATTTACCACTGGTTGATTCAGAGAACTAAGATGTCGCCAACAAGAAATCAGTTGTCTAACATTCTCAAGAAGTCAGGATTCTTCATTGCACTTGAGCAAGTCAACTCAAGAAATGTAATCGGCAATAGAAGCCGTTGCACTCTTTGGGGTGTCGATGTAGCCGCCGCAGAAAAGGAAGGCTTCACGGTGCTTCCCAGCGAGCAGAAATGGTAATTCCTCAGTATGACTCAACTCCTAATCTCAATCGAAATCGTGAAGAACAATAACCTGCCTCAAAAACATCAATCAATAATACAGATGTGATACAAATGTCAGACAAAGATTTAGTTCCACACAATGATGATGCTTTGGTCAGGTGGGTAGCAATGCTTCTCATCGAAGGAAAATCAGAATCTCAGATTCGTAGGTCACTATCGGAGAACTCGATATTTCACTCTCCTCTCCCCCCTGACCAATGGAATCAACTTATGTTGTCGAGTTCGACACTGGCTCAGGACATGAGGTCAATGGTAATCAGCAGAGCAGAACTCGGTTCGACTGACTATCTCCGATTGGATTCCTACACACGAAGGAAGAAGAATCTCCACAGGCTTGAGAGAATAATCGACAAGGCTGAATCTGAGGCTGACTCTGTTAGCAAACTCAACTCAGTTTCATTCATGGTCGGTGGACTGATGAAAGCACAGGAGTCAATGGACAAGTTCACTGGGGCTCAAGAGGCAGTTCCACAGGTGCAGGTGAACATAGGCTACGACCCACTCGACCAGTTCAGAACTGTGATTCAGAAGGAAGCGAATACCCCCCCTACCATCGACATCGAAATGGATGAGGAAGAATAGAATCGACTTTGCTTTTTCTTCTCCAATTGGTGAGGCTCCGCAACCAGTTATTTCTCGATTTAATGATGGGGATTGTGAGATACAGAATTGTGATAGCCGTTGGGTTTGTGTTCTCGATGTGGAACTTTCGGGAATGTTATCCCCATCATTGTCGATGTCGACACCGACATTGAGTTCTGATATTCCAGTCCAGTATGGATGATTTTTCTTACTACTATCAATGAAAATAAAATAATTAAATCAACGAAGGGGGGTATAGGCACACACATAGTTCAGGGGTGTGAGATATGTATGTGTCATAGGGGGGGTATCTGTTCGATTCTTTAGCCGAAAGAACCCCCCGCCAACACCGCCAGCACCATCCAACCGCCAGCCCCACCCGCACACTATCCGAAAAAATTACGAGCGAAAATTGAGTATGTCGTAGTCAGATTCGTAATAGTGATAAACACACATAACATCGGCAAACGCACCGACCCCATAGCGGGGGTCGGGGAAGGAGATGAAGAAAATGACAAGAGAATACAAGGAACTTCGATGTGAATGTGGATGCAATTTGTTTAGGATTAGAAAGAGTCGAGATACCGAATCTGTGTTTCAAAGAAAGGGAACTCGACAATACTTCTGTGTGGATTGTGATTCTCATTTAGAAAGTGAAACATCATGGATAGAAATTGATTGGAGATTCAGAGAAATTATCTCGACTCGATGGAACAGAATGAAAACAAGAATCGAGCGACTTGTGAGAAACAACGAGCGTCAAAGCAAGTGGATAGATAGCGTCTTAGAAAACAAGATATCAGAATAGTATTCCCCCCTTGATTTGACTGAGATTCAAACCATATCTCCGACAAGTCGATTTTCGATTTTTTCTGAGCCAATTTTCCACTTATGTCGTCTTGTTGATAACGGTGGGAAGGTCGGATTAGATATCATGCAACTTCATCTCGGAGATTGTTATGATATTCTGAAAACTCTCCCCGATAATTCGGTTGATTCAATTGTCACTGACCCACC